CGACCAAACGGTGACGGCACATCTGTTGTTATCGCTGGTAATCACCAATTTGAAGCAGCGAAACGCTTAGGTTGGGACAAAATAGCGGTAGTTGAATTTGATGTAGATGACAAAAGAGCGATTGCTTTTGCTTTAGCTGACAATCGCACTATGGAGCTTGGTTATACGGAGCCGGAACTTCTAAATGAGTTCGTCTTAGAGATAAGTGATTACTATCCAGAATTGATGGATGGTCTCGGCTGGGACGAGTTTGATATTGCAGAGCTTGAGCAAAAGTCAATTCGTGAATCACATCAGGTCGTTGATTCTGGCGACTACAGGCCACCAGTAATCACTAATCCAAATGCATCATTTGACGACCCAGAGGATTACGAAGAAGAAGATGAGGTGCCAGCAAAGCCTGTCTCATCAGTAGATATGAATGCTGTCTCAGTCACGAAAACAAAAGATGGTCAGCAGCTATCGGCAAGAGAAGGCGTCGACCAAAGAGATGCCGTTATTCGTGGTTCAACAACAGTTTCTCCGTCTTCTGCTCCACAGGCAGTTGTTCAGTACACGCTTGTATTTGACTCAACCCAACAGCAGGCTAGATGGTATGAATTCATCAAATGGCTGCGCTCAAACCCAAGTATTGATGGCTCAACAACAGCAGAAAAATTGATGAACTTTATTGGCGAGCATTGCGAAATCTGATTTAGTAAAACAACATGACTAGACAGAGACTTTTCCTTGACATGAGCTGCGTTGATGCAGCAAGAGAGAGGATTCGCCACGTATACGACACATTTGACACCGTGTGTGTTCAGTTTTCTGGCGGAAAAGACTCGACTGCTGTTTTATATCTCGCTAAAGAGATTCACGAAGAGCGTGGTCTTGGTCCAGTAAAAGTAATCTTCCGCGACGAAGAGATGGTCAGCCCTGCAGTCGTGAAGTATGTTGAAAAAGTCCGTAATTATGATTGGGTAGATATGGAGTGGTATTGCCTTCCATATCCAGCAGAAGTATGGGTGCTTGGCTACAGAATAACGACATTGTTATGGAGCGAGCAACGCAGAAAACAGGGAAGATTGGTACGAGAAATTCCACCATGGGCAATCACGGGAAAACATTTTGGACTCACGCATGATGTCTCCTTACCAGAGCAAACTGATTATTACACTATGCAGGGCAAAAAAGGAAACGTTGCATTCTTGACTGGTGTTCGGGCTAGCGAATCAATGGTTCGGTATAGGTCTATAGTCCAGAAACTTCATGAAAACTATATTGTTACTCCTTACAAATTGAAGCGTGGAATTCCACTGAAGTTTGCAAAAATAATTTATGACTGGAATACCAATGATGTATTCAAATTCATAATCGAAGAGCATGGCGCAGATTACTGCGAGTACTATGACCTTGCTGTAGCGACCGGAAGCAACACCAGAATCGGGATTCCATTACACGCCACTGCAATACGAAGAATTGGTGACGTAATCGCAACAGAGCCAGAATTCTATGACAGACTTTACGAGTGCTTCCCCTATATTGATGCGCAAAGAAGAATATGGCCAGAATACGACGTTGAGAAAGTAATCGCTCAGTATGCAAAAAATGGATTTGCTGGAGCTTCAGCTTTTATAGATAAGTACCTTGTTGGCTCCAGGAGACAAATGGAGGCGAGGGTGTTTGTTTCAAAATTTAGAAAGAAGCATCTTGGTGACCCGCATGGCTATCCAGTGAGCTGGTTAATTCGGAATCTCATGCTCAATGAAATAGATGTCAACTCGCCAACTCCGGTAGGACCAAAAACCAAAGCCCACACAATTAGAACAGCAGAATTGGAACAGGAACTTTATGGCGACGGATATTAAAATTGAATACGTTGATGCAAATCAACTTGTAGTTCCAGAGTGGAGAGCTACATATGTTCTTAGGCCGGAACTTCTAGTAATTTCTGGTTCATTGATTGAGTTTGGATTCATACAGCCAATTCATGTCAGAAAATCAACAAATGAAATTATTGATGGTTCTGAGAGGTATTTGCTAGCAATGAATATTGACGAAATCTATGAACAGCTTGATGGAAAAATACCAGTTGTATTTCATGACGTTGACCTTATTGATGCAATGATTATGCATTTACGATTAAACCGTGGTCGCTCAACGGTGATAGCAGCAAAAACATCTGAAATAATTCGCAAGGCCAAAAGGTCGGGAAACTATAGCGACCGCGACTTCAATGAGCTTTTATCTATGAGGAATGAAGAGCTTTCATTAATGCTTGACGGAAGTGTCCTTAAGGCAAGAAAAATAAAAGAACATAATTACGCAAAAGCCTGGGTTCCCATTGAGGCTCCATCGTCAATGACAAATCCCGACCGAATGGTTATTGAGTCTCCGCCTAATCCTGACAGATAAAGAACATTTTTTTCTGCTATATTTTTATAGAGCTTAAGGAGCAACATGCCTGGTGTACGGTACGGCCCTGATATTTCTGATGACGCCGCATATATTCTGAATCAAATTGTCCGCCTCCAAGACGTAGAGGCTGACCTTAAGCGCCGCGGGCGAAAACTGAACGACCGTGACTCGAAAACTCTGGCGCGAAACGTAAAAGCAGCTCAAACATTTTTTGGTGTTAGTGCTGCCGATATCAGAAAGCGTAAATTTGGAGACATGGGGACACTGGCTCAGTATTCCATGGAAGGAATTAACCTTTCTCGCCGCAAGAGGGGAGCTAATGGAAAGTGGATTTATTCGAAGTCAAAGCGCTCAAAACTTGCAAAAGGCAAAGACGGAATTGAAAAACGGTCAGTAGCTGAAGAGCATGAAGTTTATCGAAACGCAAATCCAGGAAGAACATTTGTCGGTCCAAACAAAAAGGGCATGTCGGCTCGCGAGAAAAAAACAATGCGTGAAGTGGACAAGGTTGGTGGCGGAACATACCTCGGAAGAACGAATCCGCAAAAATTTAGAGATGCGCAAAAAAGATTTTATGACAGAATGGCTAAAAAGGGCCCTGTTTCGTACGGCGGACAACCGGCAAGGAAAATTCGCAATCAAGATGACCTTGATAGGCTCAACATAGCAAAAAACGACAGAGGTAGGTCTCTTCGGCCGCGGTTGAGAACGTCACGTCCTGGCGGAAGAAGAAAAGCAGCTGCGCCAAATCCGAAACAAGAAAAGCGCATGAAAACAATTCAAAACGCTGGACGACGCCCTGGCTCTATGAGCACAGCAAAAAAAGCATCTAAAGCAAAAGCGCCAAAAAAGCCAACATCACCACGCAAACGCGCTAGATAATTTTTAGCTAGTAAAGATTGATTCCCAATCACCAAGGTCAACTTGGGCGCCGTCGTTTGTTGATTCTTCAATGTCGTCTTCATAGTACGCTTCGCCCTCTTCGCCAATGCTCTTCTCCATGAGCATTTGCTTAACGCTCTCAACAGGGCTTATTTCGGCCAGTACTTTTCCATCTTTTGTTTCGCCAACAATTCTCATATTTAGCGACCCCATGCACAGAACAGCGATATCCCAAACAAACAGCACAAATTCCTCTAACTGCTCATCTGTCTCTAGTTCTTCGTTTTCTTCAAAGAAATAATAAAGAACTTCTGAAACATGGTTTACTATGTCGACAACATGGTCCTTTTGTTTATCCTTTGAAATACGCACGATTTTCTGTTCATCAGCCATGACACGAAACTAGCACACCCTATTCGCTAGTTAACTGCGTGTTTAATGTTAAAATTTAATATCAGCAAATTATTGCATCGTTTGACGAGAGGCCGAGATGCTCGTATCAATATCTGACATAAAGACATATATGGACATCTCTTTGACTGCTAGGCAGGAAGACGCTGCCACGATGATTCTTGCTGGCCTACAGAGCGAACTCGAGGGATATCTGCGTAGGCCTGTTGAGATTTCTGAATATACAGAAGAGCATCGCTTAACTGCATCGCACACAGGAATCCCGATGGGCACATTTCTGACCACGAACGATAATACTTATAATTCCGGTTTTGAAACTAGCCCACGTAACGATATGACAACATGGGCATCTCCGCCGCCAGCAATTTATTTTAAAAATACTCCGATTTCTTCGATTACTGAAGTTACAGTAAAACCACTGTTTGGAGAAGAAAGAGCTCTTCTTCCTGAGCAGGATTATGTCACTAGGCCGTATGGAATCGATTATTACTACGGCTATGCAGATGACTTGATAACCGTTACATATGAAGCAGGCCTTGACGGAAGCACTATCCCCGTTTTTAAATTGATGATTCTTCGTGCAGCAAGTCGAGAAATGCAAAATATGCATGACGATGTTGTCTCTGTGAAAGACTTGAATACAAGAAATACCGGGCCGCTTGTAACTGGGTTTTTAGATTCAGAACTTATGTCTGTGAGGAAGTACAGAAGAGTAAGGGCATAACGTGGCTGTTCGATATCGAATAAAAGTTGCAATCGATACTGACGAGGTTGATGACCGTCTAGACAACATGATGGACCGCATGAAAGATTTTGGTCCAGTTCTAAGACATGGTGGACAAAAATTAGAGCGTGCATTTTCCGAGAATTTCACCACCATGGGAATGATGTCGGCAAAAGCAATGCTTAAAGGAGCATGGCCTCCGCTTGACCCACAGTATGCTGCATGGAAAGCAATGCGATACCCAGGTGCGCCGCCGATGGTTATTACTGGTGGTTTGTTCAGAAGTGTTTCAAATCTTACCAAAGGGCCAATTAACGCGATAAGCGACCACCAAGCAGAGTTTGGCGTAGTTGGAAAAATTCCTAAATTCCATCAGTATGGAACAGAAAACATGCCAGCAAGAAAAATAATTTTTGTGCCTCGTGATTTTGATAGGGATATGGGCAAAGATGTAATTCGATACGTTGTTCACGGAAGCAAGTTCGTATGAGCGAACTAATGAATGGTGTTCAATATGCAAAACAGTATGTAAATACGTATCTGCAACAAGACATCCCACTGCGATTGATTCGCTATCGAAACGGTTGGGGTCTAGATTCAACAATTCTTCCTGACCCAGAGGACTATCTCGCCCATGAGCCTTTGGCCATTGACCATTGGCCGTCGATTATCACAGTTGCTCTTTCAACAGGACTAATGGACCGCATCGGATTTGCTGGCCCAGACCCCCTGTATAGGGTTTCCTATAATATGCGAACGTATATTTGGGTCAGAAGCGAAGGAAGCCCAGAAACCACATTAATGAGGGACAGACTAACAACTGTCGTTCGTTCTGCGCTTCTTGATTATCCATGCCTGAAAACGTATGATGCCCGCACATCATTCCGCGCAGTTATTGATGAATCGACATTTCGTGAAGAGTTTTCAGATATTACCCTTCTAAAAGGCGACAGATTTATGGCTGGCGCCTATATTGGCTACACCCTTGAAATCGATGAAGTGGTTACAAGGCTTGATATAGCCACACTTGAAGAATTGCGCCTGACTGTCAAATCAGTTACCCCCGGCTCAGAGCTTCCAGTAATGACAAATGATGACAATC